TATTACTCCAATAATATCTATCACGCAATTGAGCAGTAACTAATTTTGAATTGATACGAACAGGATAAACACCTAATGCTCTACTCATAATTCCAACATCTAACTTTGCAGCACTACCAACATTTTCTTGTAAAAATAAAACATTAGGATTCAGTAATTTTATATGTTCTAATATCTCAATAAACACAAAAAATAAACTGCTTTTACTTCCGTTAATTCCGGCTCGTTTACCAGCTGCAGATAAATCTTGACAAGGTGAGCCACTTAACACTAAATCAACTTTACCCCAATCAATGTTCCATTCTCGCCATTTTGTAACGTCTCCCACTTGGATTGTATCAGGGAAATGGTGTTGCGTTAATGCAATTGCATATGGTTTAATCTCACTTGAATAATACTTGTTTACTTTTATACCAACATTTTCTAATGCTTGGCGTCCGGTGTTCATTCCGTTAAATAGTGATAGTACGTTCATAGTTTTTATTTATTAATGTTGTACATATTACACAAAATGCGTCTTTTTGTTTGTAATAGCCAACATTATAGCTAATAATCAGGGTTAATGTTAGTTATTTTATACATAGAATTAGGGTAACTTCGTCACAAATATATGCTATATTTCGGACAGATAATCAATGAAGCAATCATAATGGAAGATAAACTCATCAAAGTTATGGACTAACCAATACTGACCTCCTGCATTCTCAATAGCATTCTGATACTTGATCTGATCCAGTGACTGTTTGTCTTTCATCTTTACCTCAATTTTTACACTCCTGCCTTGAATGGTTGCAGAAATGTCAGCTGATCCCTTTGTTCCTGTTCCTTTCTGCCATTCTACACTACCTATCATTCGCTTCTGTCCTAATGCATCAGATACTACCTTTGTCTTATCAATCATTCTGCCAGTAGTATTAATTCGCTCAGCTTGTCCTCCATGCAGATTAATCCAGGCAATTACGCACTTCGTTAGTCCATTGGCGGTCTTATCGGTAAACTTAGTTAGCGGAATGTACGCAGGTGGCATTGATGGATACTTCTTACATTCCTCTAAATGCTTTAGTTCGATTAGTTTTTTTAGCATATTCTATTTATTTTTAAACATTACCCATCTACCATCTAAGGATGTACCATGTTCTGTATTGTAGTTCTTATAATTGGCATAGGTATCAATCCATATCTTAAACCTTTTTTGTTTTAGCCATTTGTTAAAATCCTTGTACTCAGTAATAAATCTATTAAACAGATCCGTTTTGTTTATTCTTTCTCCTGGTACTAACATTGCATCATCCATAAATTCGATAAATTCAGTTGCTGTCTCTTTGTATAGCTTTCTTAACTCTAAATTCTTATGCTCATACTTAACCAATCCGTTCTCCATGTAGTAACGTAGACAGCTAATCATGAATGAATAGAACATATTCCATTCTTTATCATCCCAATCATCAAAAAGTAATCCTCCAAATTCCTGCTCAGGTGTATGATGCGCATTAAAGTAGCTGCTAAATTCAATCTCAAATTTCCTCCTATCAAATGATCCTCCTACACCTCCAATGGTATAATTGGTTGTTATTACTATCTTTGGACTTCGAGATACTGGTATCTTTATAGCATCTTTGTTCTTCTTCTCAATGGTGATACCTTCAGTAATAATACTAAATAGACTTTCAAAGTTAAAGGATTTCTCAACATCATCAAATACTAACACCTGCGTATCTGCGTTCAATGTTTGGTAAGCAAAGTTTTTATTGAAATCGAATTGCTTACCATCAATAGTATCAACCTTTTTAACGAATTTTAGAGCATTACAGAACAATCCTTTACCACTTCCTCCATTGGGATTATCAGAGATGGTCTCATCATTAATAATAATTGCTTTGTTATTGGCTGAGGTCTTATGAGAATGTAACAGATAACCGATTACTGAGATAATTGTATCGTATCTTACCTGCTCACAATCTGCTACTAATGAGATAAACTTGTTATACACGCAATCCTCAAAGAAACATTCATTGTATTCACGATCAATGATCTGCTTCTTCCATACAAATCCATCTAAATCAATGTAGTCAATTATCTTTATACCGGTCAATGACACCTCCACTACGTTAGACTTAAAGTATAGATATGCATTATCCTTCGTATCTTCCTTAAATCTGATGTCAATGATGTCAATGGTATTCAAGAAATCTTCTTTAAAGTACTTTGGTAGATTAGTCATGTACTGATACACATCGTATTCCTTCTGCTTTAACAAAAACGATAGTACAAAATCCTTTATTTTAACTTCATTAACTGTATCAATGATGTTGTTCTCGATTCTAATTAGTATGAACGATTCACTACCTTCAGGATAATACTTGTAATATCCATTCTGCTCTAACCAGGTCTTATACTTAAAATTATCAATACCGATCTTATTGTTCTTTGTTATAAACCAAAATATATCGGTAGGTGTATTTTCAAGTATGGTCTCAACATCGATTCCCTTATATTGCTTCTTAAGTTCATCAATCCCTACACCTTTCTTAAGGTCTTTACGAAGCTGCATAACTTTCTTATCATCATCAAAGTACTTCGTTCTAAATGCTGATACTTTGGAATATGCTGATCTGATGGTCCTCTCTATCTCCTTCTCAGTAAAATCCTTCTGTATAAACTTTTGGCAGTAGTATTTACAGCTATCCTGAGATACACCAAATTCATTAAAAGCAGAAGCTAAGATAAACAGATTAGTATTCCTATTAGCAGTCATGCTGTAGTTCTTATCAAACCACTTTATCAGTCTGCTTATGATCTCGTTCTCATCCTCCAAAACTATTATAGGGGAATTTTCAATAAACGATGATCCTAATATTTCATCAAATTTATTCCATTCCTTTGATTGCGTATTAATGTATATCTTCTCATCATAAGATTCATAACATACTCTACTGACATCCTTACAAGCAATATCAAAGTTCTCACTATTGTAATACTTCTCCAATGCGATAAAGTAATCTTTGTGGTTCTCTACCACTGGAGGTATCTTTACGATTAACTTTAAACCATTGCCTGAAGGAGAGGTAAAGACAGAAAAGGTATACTCATCCTTCTCAAATTTCTTCCGATCTGCGGTCATCTTCTTATCAGATTCATACTTATCGAAGTCTAAACAGATATACCCGGAATGGTCCTTTAGTCCTTTTGCGTTCCTATTGCTGAATGTTCCACTAAATAAGATTGCAGGAAGTTTGATTTTTAATGCATCCCTCTTTTCTTTGTTCTTCTCGTTTCTAATGGCTTCAACCAGTTCTTTGCTCTTACCAGTCTTAATACGTTCTAATATAAAAGCTATATCCTTGTAGAAAGGTGTTGATGTAGTGTATAAATCTTTAAATATTGTTACCATAGTTTTTATTTTGAGGAGATGCAAATGTACTTATTTATTTTAATTATTACACATTAACACATTATTTCTCTAATCATTTCAAATTTTAAAAAAAGAACGTGCTGTTTTTTAAAAAAGTTTCGAAAACAATGTGCAATGTGTAACATTTTAGGTTAAGTTATTGATTATTAATACTTTAACCTATTTTCAATGTGTAATGAATGTGTAATGAATGTGTAATGGAAGTGTAACAAAAAAACTGCTAATTTTCATTAGCAGTCTTATTATCAGCTAATTACCTAAAAAGGAAGGTCATCTACTACTGGAGCAGGTAATGATTTCATGGTCGGTGCTGTACCAATTATATCGACTTTCCAACATTCAATTGTATTGAAGTACTTTACCTCACCTTTTGGACTTGTCCATTCTCTGCCTCTTAAATTGATTTCTAAGGATACTTCTGTTCCGACTGATAGATTATCTAACATCACACATTTATCGTTCGTACATTGTACTGAGATATGTTGTGGATAGGTTGGATTGTCATTGGTTGTTATCACCAATTCTCTCTTTTTGAATTTATCGGATACCTGTTCTGTTTGTCCGACTAACTTTACTTTGCCTTTTAGATTCATTTGTTTTTGTTTTTAGTTAATTTTACCTAATTTATTATTAATTTTACTTGCATACTCATCAAGGTACTCTCGGCATTTTACAACCTTGTCAATAATCTCCTGGACTAATTGGGAATCAGATTCCACATTATACGCAGTCCATCTTTCCTCAATCGGCATATCTGAGTAGATCACCTCATTACCATAGTTACATTCTTCTGGTGTATCACATAGACCATAGAATAGAATGGCTTTCGGTTTATTATACAGGTGCATGTATCCTCTAAGCTGCCATTCGTAATCCTTATCTAATCCATTACAAGCTGCATGAAGTCCTTTTCTTCCCCATACCGACTTAACATCTACAATAGTATCATCTAACTGCACATCGCAAGTACCAGTAAAGTATTCATCTTCCTTATGTTCATCGTTCTTAAATGCTAATCCTTTGTCTAAGACAGATGCCATTAAGTCAATACATTCAATCTCAACCATGTTCCCCTTATCAAAGTATTTAGAATGGATTTCTTCATTATCATTGGCATACCAGTTCTCTAAGTAAGTTTTACATCCTGCTGATAATTCTCCTTTAACCTTAGCATTGGACATTATTTGTCCAATCTGTGAGCATCTGATCTTAAATAATCGCATCTCTAACCTCCTTACTTAACTTGTATTTGGTTTCTACCTGCTCGATTGTAGCTTTGCCATTTGTGATTGCATCCTTTACTTTGATAAAGTTTGGACTGTCTAAGATCAGATCAGGCAATGTCTTAACTACTTTCTCAGATTTGATCCGCAATGCATCAATAAACTCTCCGAATGCTTTAATCTTAATCACCACTAACTTGAATGATGTTCCAATCCATTTCTCAACATAAGGAGATCCGCTAAGATTAGTCAGCATTTTACTGTTGGTGGCATTCATGATCATTGGTTTGTAACCTTCAGTAAAGTGAACGATGGTATGTTCTTCAGTTCCTTCCTGACCTTTAACCATTTCTCGTTTAACATCTTTAACTGTTACGATACGTTCCTCGCCAGGTTGAAAGTCATACGATCCTAAGTATAACGGATTCTGTAATTTTTTCCAATGTGTTAGTTGTTTTTCCATAGTTTTTGTTTTTTGTAAAGATAATTAATTAATAAATAATGAACTGTAATATTTTACACTAAAAAAAGAGATAAAGTGTGTATCTGTCTCGGCATTATACCGGATGTGTGCATTCGGAAATGTCTTTTGTATTTCCTTTAGTTCTGCGATCATTTCTTGCATCTTCCTACAATATCATATTCGTTAATACAAAAGATGGTAACTGAATCGCAATACTTCTGATACTTCAAAACATACTCAATCTTTACTGCTTTGATGCGTTCTGATGATTCTTTGCTTTTGTTGATGTAACTTCCTGCATAGATGATGGTAATTAAGATTACAAGTAGTAACCATTGGAGGTCTTTCTTCATACTTGATAAGTTTTATAGATTTGTGTGTAGTGGTCAATTCTGCTATCTTTGGGATTCATCTCCATGATGCTGAACAATTCTCTTTCGATTGCATAAATCTGAGCAATCCGCTCTGCCTTATCGTTTCCTCTTAGAGTAGCTGAATGAATAGTAAAGTCCTCATACTTATTCTTTACATACTTGTAAGATAACTTCAGATGCTTTGCTGTTGTTTCAGGTGTCATGCCTTTAAGATAGCAATCGTATACCTGTTGCTGTGAATTAGCTTGTGCTATTTTAGTCATTTATTGTTAGTTTATCTAAACAATCTGAACATACATCGATTGTTCTTAGGTTTATCATTAAAATGTGTAAATCCCATTGGCAACATTCTTTGCCGCATTCATGACATTTCGTATCATTCTCGGTAGGTGTATCTAACTTCCAGTCATCATAACTCATATTAGATTCTCCTCTCTTAAAGTCATCATCTGACAGAATGTAAACTCACCATCCTTAAGTCTCGAATACAATGTACTTCTGCTAATGTTAAGCATCATTGAGATTGCTTTCTTACTGATGCCTTTCTTCTTAATGGATTTCTCCAATACTTTTCCGTAGTTTATCTCTCTCATTAGTATTCAATTAAATGGGTTTCTCTTCTGTACTTCATTTGGCTTTTTACATGGATAGTTACTTTATCCTTACTAAAGTAGAACAGTCTCTCTTCATTGCCGAACATCTCAAATGGTTCATAAACTTTAACATTGTAATCTGCGGCTAATAGCTTCAGAATGTTATCATTTGCTACAAAGATTTTAGCTGTAATACCTTCGACATCTAATGTGTTAAGTAGTGTGATCAGCTCGTTAATTTTGATTTGTGTTTCTGTTTTTGTCATAGTTTTTGATTGTTTTAGTTAAGGTTTGATTATTTCTGTTTTTAATGTATTTCATCCATGCAGAGTAACTTATGAATCTGTGATCAGGATTAACTGTTGATTGTATTAGTATCATTGGTTAAATTTTATTTATATATTGTTTTAATCTTTCTATTTCTTTAATTAAATTAAAGTTTTCTTCATATAGTCTACTTAGTTCTTGATTTTCAACTACTGTAGCACCATTATCACAATAATATCTAACAATGTCATTTATTTTTATTATATCATCTTCAGCTAATTTATTTGAAGTTTTCCTTATAAATTTATAGGTATAAATAAATTTTCCTATATTTTCGTGATACTCAACTTTTACTTTCATATTCATTTATTTTAATTAGTATATTTATTTTTTCTTTTGCAAGTTCATCCCATTTTCTTTGCTTTTTAGCAAGTCTTTGAGTTTGCCATCCATCAGATAAAGGACTTGCGCCCCTTACCTTTTGTAGTTCTTTTTCTATTTTATTTAACTTCTTCAAAAGTTGTTTGATACATTCCATTTGTTAAATTTTCTATTTTGTCAGTTTTTATAGTTCTAATTAATTCTCCTTTTGTATAAACACCTTGATTAAATAAAGATATTTCTTTGTAAGTTTTTGCTTTGTTTTCGTTTTTAAAGATTATTGTTTTCATAGTTTTTAAGTTTTTAAATTGTTTGTTTGATTTTGATAGGACAAATGTATATCTTATTTATATTCGCCCGACATAAGTGTATGAAAATAATTGTAACTTACTGATAATGAGGGAGAAAAAATTAAAAATAATTTGGAATATATATTAAATGTATAGGTTTTGTTATTTTATTAGGTATCTTTGAATGTGAAAAGAAACGATATACTTCTGTTTATCTACAATTCTAAAGCTGTCAAGTCCTCCGCAATACGCATTACAAAAGGAGATGACCTATATAATGACCTCTTATCTGAACTGTTGATTATCGTTGCTGAGATGGATATTGAATACCTTGTTAATCTTTATAACAAAAAGACTTTAGAGATATACTGTTATAAGATTATGTACTATCAATATACTCAACCTCACATGGAATTCTACAAGAAATATAGAAGCTGCGAAACAACAACAAAGGGAGAAGTATACGAAGATGATAACATTGATCAGATACATTCAGATGTAGTATTACTGATGAATAAGATAGAGAAGAAGATAGCACAGAAACGATTTCCAACAGAATTTAGATTGCTTGAACTATACGTTGAGCATGGTACTTATCGAAAGGTGGGAGCATTGGTGGGTATATCGTTTAAGACAGTCCAGTACATGGTTAAAAATATAACAGAAAAAATCAAGACACAATATGATATTAGTTGTAACAAGTAGCAGAATAACAGGTCTGCAATACCATCGGCAGATAGTTCCTTTTGCATCATTAGGGATAGATGTAGAATTTACTTATAATGAATCTGAACTTACTGATGATTACTTAAAGAAGTTTAAATGTATATCCTTCCTGCGAGAGATTAAGTCTGATGTGACCAGGTACAAACGATTAGGTCTTAAAGTACATTTTGACATTGATGACTATTGGGTATTACCAAAGAATCACAGTCTTTATCTTCAGTATAAGAATAATGGATATGCTGAAAATACTATACAAGCATTAAAGGATGCTGACTTTATTACTACTACTACAGATTACTTAGCAAGTAGAATAAGAGAATACAATCAGAATGTGTATGTACTACCGAATGCCATCAATACTGAGGAGGAACAATGGCAACCGAATCCGATAGAGGTAACACATAACAGAATGAGATTCGGATATGTAGCAGGAGTTCATCATGTTGCTGATGTAGAGATGTTGTATCCTGAACTGATGAAGCTGTACAAAGATGAAACGATTAGAAATAAATGGCAGCTATTGACAGCAGGTTATAACTTCAACCAGGATGCAAAGGGTGAGATAACACCGAATCCATATTACAAGTATATTGAGCAATGCTTTACTGGAGGGTATCACCTATTGAACTTGAACTATAGAGAACTACTGATGTCTAATCGGGTATTAGAGTTTAAAGATATGGATGAACCATACATGAGACTGAATGGAATGCCAATCTTAGAGTATGGTAAGCTATACGATTCAATCGATGTTGCATTAGTTCCACTAATTAGTACAGAATTTAACCGGAACAAATCGCAGCTTAAATTAATTGAAGCAGGATTCAAAAAGAAAGCGGTGATCGTATCTAATGTTATACCTTATCGTGATGATATTACTTTGCACAATGTATTAGTATCTGCCGATAAGAAATGGAAGGATAACATTAAGTACCTTGTAAAGAATCCGAATAAAGTAGAAGATCTTAAAGAGAATCTATTTGAGTATGTATCTGCAAGGTATGACATTAAGATAGTGAATGTAGAACGCAAACAGATATTTGATAGATGGTTAGCATAGGAATAGGGATAACTACTTACAATCGACCTGAGTGCTTAAAAGAGTGCTTAGAGCATATCTATAAACATACCTTTACAGATAATGTAAAGTTTTATGTAGCAACAGATACCGATGAAGATCGTAGAGGTGTAGCATTTAGAAAGAATGAATGTCTCAGATCTTTAAAGAATTGTGACCATATCTTCCTATTCGATGATGACTGCTATCCGATTAAGGATGGATGGATTGAGTTCTTTATTAATGCAAACAAAGAGCATTTATTATATCTAAATAAGAATCATGTGCAGATATCTACGGATGGACATTGCAGTTACTATCATGATTGTGCAGGTGTATTTATGTATATTAGAAAGGATGCATTAGATAGGGTAGGTGCATTTGATGAAAAATTCATGCATTTCGGCTTTGAACATGCAGATTATTCAATACGAATTTTAGGAGAACGTCATGCCTATCCCATGCTGAATGGTACTGATAACTATATCTATTCAAAGGATTACTCAGATTACTTATTCCATAGTTCTTCAATCTCTATTTTAGAGAGGAATCAACACATCAAAAATAATTGGGATAAATTCTTCAACGAACCTATTAAAAGTGTATTTTTGCCATTATGAAAATCCTATTCAAATATACTTCGAGATCAAGACGATCTAACTTTCTTAGAGGGTATGATTCTATATTGAATAAAATAGCTAACAGAGAGGATTATCACATTCTTATCTCAGTTGATGGAGATGACCAGAGTATGTCACCTCTTCCGGTATTAGATGGTAACTATACATTCGTAGTGGGTAACAGTAAGAATAAGATTGATGCTATCAACAGAGACATTAATGAGTTCGATTATGACTTCGATATACTTATCAATATGTCTGATGATATGATTTTTACTAAGAAAGGATTTGATGATATTATTCGTGCTGAATTTTACAATGACTTTAACCAGTACATTCACTTTAACGATGGTAATCAGAAAGACAATGTATGTACAATGCACATCGTAGGAAGAGATTATTATAACAGATTTAAGTACATTTATCATCCCGAATACATATCTTTATGGTGCGATGTTGAGAATGATATAGTAGCGAAGCAGTTAGGATGCTACAAATACATGGGTGATAACCTTAAACTATTTAGACATCTTCATCCTGCATGGGGGTTAGCACCTCAAGATGCATTAAGTATTAAGACAGAGGATAGAGCATTATGGATAGCAGATGAGATTACATTTAACAAACGTAAAATAAAGAACTTTGGACTATAAACTATCAATCCTGATTCCTACATTATCAAGTAGAGCAGATCAATGTATGTCATTAGTAGATAAGATGCTTGATCAAGTTGAGAAAGGTAACTACATCGGATTAGTAGAAATAGTTACTCTCTATGATGATGGTGAGAAATCAATAGGAACGAAACGAAATGAACTGATTCAAATGGCAAAAGGTGAGTATGTTTGTTTCATTGATGATGATGATGACATTGCTATTAACTACATTGATTTATTGATGGAAGGAATAGAAAAAGGGGTTGATTGTTGTTCATTGAGAGGTGTTATTACATGGGATGGAACGAAACCTGAATTTTTTGAACATTCAATCCGTTATAATAGTTACTCAACCACTGATAACATGATTAAGTATGAAAGATTCCCTAATCACTTAAACTGTATTAAGAAATCTATTGCGAATCAGATAATATATCCTGAGATCAATCATGGTGAAGATACTGACTTTGCTCATAAACTTTATGCGAGTGGATTGATTAAGACTGAACACTACATAGATAATATATTATATCACTATAAATTCATTACAAACAAATGAGAGGAGCAATAAGTTATTCTTTATTCGGTTATGAGCGTGAGCGTAATGCTGACTGCTTTGACTTCAATTCATATCTGCGAGGATTAATGATTAACATCAGAATGAATCGTTTATTGTTTCCAGGATGGGATATAATACTTCAAACAGATACATCAACCTATGAAGGGTGGAAAGGTCTATTGGATATATTACCAATTAAACTTGAAGTACATCAGGATAAAGTACCATTAACTTTGGCAATGCTTTGGAGATTAAGACCGGCATTTAATCAAAACTATACGCACATCCTTTGTAGAGATTTAGATAGTCCTGCAACATATAGAGAAGTACAAGCAGTTCAATATTGGATTAATAGAGACAAAGCTGCTCATGCTATTACCGATAGCGTTAGTCATGATGTTCCGATGTTAGGTGGAATGATTGGATTCAGACCTCAGTATTTTATGGATAAGGTAGGTGTTAGAACATGGGGAGATTTGATAAGAAAAGAATCGGGGTATGATTGGAGCAGAAAGGGTAATGATCAGGCATTCTTAACGCACATCGTTTATCCTTGTTTCGCTAAGCAAGGTGTTGATAGTATTACTCAGCATTATTGTTTAGGCATGCCGAATAGCTTCCTATCTGATTATCACAGTAAGATTCAAGATGTTGAAGTAAATATTCCTATTGAATATAAAGAGAGTAATGATGTCTGCGGTCATATCGGTAGTGCAGGATATTACAATGGACAGATGA